AAAGACAGTAGACATAAGGTTAAAATAATTTGCGAAGAACACGGAACATTTGAGCAAATGGCCAATAATCATTTAAATGGTAAAAATTGTTCCAAATGCACAAATAATTATAAATATAATACTAAAGATTTCATAAAAAACGCAAAAGAAGTTCACGGTGATAAATATGATTATTCATTAGTGAAATATATAAATAGATCAACACCAATAAAAATTATATGTGAAGAACATAACACATTTGAACAATTGCCATATGCGCATTTACGAGGATCTATTTGTTATAAATGCTTCGCTAAAAGTAAATGTGAAACCACCGAAGATTTTATAAATAGATCAAAAAAAATTCACGGCGATAATAAATATAATTATTCATTAGCAAAATATAAGAATGTTACTAAAAAAATGACGATTATATGTGAAAAACATGGTCCATTTGAGCAATCTGCAAGTTCACATCTAAGAGGATTTGGATGTTTAACATGTAAAAATTCTAAAGGTGAAGAAAAAATTTCTAAGTTTTTAAAATCTTTAAATATTAATTTTGAACGAGAAAAAAGGTTTTCTGACTGTAGAAATATCTTACCTTTACCATTTGACTTTTTTCTACCAGAATTAAATACCTGTGTGGAATTTGATGGAGAACAACATTTTATAGAAAAACCGGAATGGAATAACACGTTAATTGATATAAAAAAACGAGATGAAATAAAGAATATATACTGTAAGGAAAATAATATTATATTACATAGAATTAGTTATAAGGATTTAAATATAATTGAAGAAAAATTAAAAGAAATATTCAAATGAAAGTATTAAAATTTAGTAAATATTCGTTCTTAGAAGAAATAAAAATCTTTGAAGGCTCAGAATTTATGCAATATCAATTTGGGATTGAACCAATGAACACTACTGGTGGCGGGGGAAATTACGTTTTTGCTACTGACCCCAGAATGTCACAAGGTAATTACCAAGACTCTCCATTTACGGATTTTTATGCAAGACAATCAGGGCTAGTTGCAAACTTAAATCAAATTGTCAAAAATGTTCGTAATCAAACTGATATAATCTATAAAGATACTAACGCATTCTTAGAAGATATTGAATTATATAAAAATATTAAAATTTTAAGAATATTTGAAAATAATAACTTGAAACTTGATATATTTTTATCTTTTGAATATGACGATAATGAATATTTTGGTGCATTTAGAAATTTTAATGGCTTAGCAAAGCCAAAATTCGAATCAGAAGTTTTTTATGAGCCAGAATATCAATATAGATTTGATAGTTCATATAAACTTAAATTAGGCAACTTCTTTTATAAAAAATTAGAAAAATGGTTCATTCCAGAAAAAGGAATTTATAAAAATCTAAAACAAGACAATAAGGTAAAAGATACTATGGGTAAATTGTATGAGATGAAATCTGAACAAGTTGTTGAGGTTCTTGGATATAATATGACACCAGATAATAAACCATATACTATAATTAAAGTACATGATAAAACATATCATGTTGAAGGTAATGATTACTATTATTTTAGATGGAGATTTGAAAAAATATAAAAATAAAAACCGATATTTTATCGGTTTTTTTATTTTAAAATAACTTTTAAGTTTTAATCATATATAATTAAATATGATCATAAAATCCATTTCACTCAAAAACTTCAAATCATTTGGGAATAATAAGCAAACAGTAGAGTTTAACACAACTACTGGTGATTTAATACTTATTTCTGGACAGAATGGTCATGGTAAGTGCCTTTCGCCTGATACTGAAATAGAAATCTTCATAGAGGATGAAAAAACAAGAAATCTACTATTAGAATTTTTAAAAAATAGAAAAAAGCCATTTTAACCGATTAATATATATAATAAAAAACATTATGAAATTAAACAATGATAAATTTTTTAAGGATTTTAATAATGAATATCTTATATCTATTTATAATTTATATAACAGTCAATCTATTTTATTCATAAAGAAACTATTAAAAAATGAATTTAAAATATTACAAAACAAAAATAATTTAAAACGATTGACCATAAGAAATATAGATTATTGGATAATAAGAGGATGGTCATTAGAGGAAACACAAATAAAAATTGAAAATATAAAAAATAATTGGAAAGCACCAGATATTAAATCAAACATGCTAAATATTGATTATTGGCTTTCTAAAGGTTATAATGAAATTGAAGCAAAAAAGGAAATATCTATTATTCAAAAAAACAGAAGCATTAAAGGTATTGAAAAAAGAAATAAAAATATTAATTATAAATCAAGATTATCACCATTTAAAAAAGAATATTGGATCAAAAAAGGAATAATAGATAACGATGAAATAAAATTCAAAATAAACTCTCAAAGAAAATTAAATGTGGAATACTGGTTAAATAAAGGATTTAATAAAGAAGAATCCATAATAAAAGTATCTGACTATCAAAAAGAAAATAATACAAAAAATATTGAAAAATGGAAAAACAAAAAAGATACTTATGAGTATAAAAAACAAAGAAATGTTAATATTGAATATTATTTAGATAAAGGTTTTTCCATTTTTGATAGTAAAAATATGCTAAAAGAACGACAATCAACTTTCACATTAGAAAAATGTATTATAAAGCACGGATTAAAGAAAGGGACAGAAATATACAATAACAGGCAAAAAGAATGGTCTAAAAAAATGTTCAACGAAAACACCTGTATGGCAACTGGTAGAAGTATGATTGCAGATAAATTTATAGAAGAAATAATAAAAAATATAAATAATAAAACTATTACATCTCAATTTTTATATGGTGATAATGAAAAATTCATCTATGATAATTTAGAAAAAAAAGGGAAAAAATATGATTTATGTTACAATAAAAAAATAATAGAATTCTATGGTGATTTTTGGCATAGCAATCCAAAAATTTTTGAAGCAAACGATATTCACAAAATAAAAAAAATAAAATGTTCAGAAATATGGCAATCAGACAAAAGAAAAATAGAATCTGCTGAAGAACATGTTTATGAAGTTTTAATTATTTGGGAATCAGAATATATTAATAATCAATATGAAATAATAAAAAAATGTAAAAAATTTTTAATAAATGAAGATTAATTTAAAAGACCTATATGATTTTAATAAAGAAACTGGTTTAGTTGATAAAGGTTTTATCAAAGTAAATTCTAAAAACGGATTACAAAAAATTGAGGCTATTGATATAACTGCAAAAAACTCAATTAAATTAAATATAAAAACCACAAATTTTTCTATATCAACTTCACCTAAACATCTGTTATATAAACAGGATTGGATTAAATCAAAAAAATTATCAATTGGTGAATATATAGATACAATAAATGGTTATGAAAAAATAACTTCAATAAAAAAAGATTCTATACCAGAGGATTTATATGATATACAAGTTGTCGGTTCTGAATTTTTTGCAAATGGTATAAGAAGTCACAATTCATCCTTTCAGCAATCTTTAGATTTTTCAGCATTTGGTATCGTTAGAGGTAAAAATGGTAAAAGAGTGCCACAATCAATTCTTCCAAATAGAATTAATAAAAATCTAGAAACTGAAATAGAATTTATAAATAATCTATCCAATACGATTAAAATTCAAAGATGTCTAGAACCAAATAGTGATAAAATTTTCATTAATGATATAGACGAAACTAAAAAATTCAAAAACTATAAAAAAGAAGATAGAGACAAAGTAATTGGATTTGACTTTGAAACTTATAAAAGTTTTATATCTATGTCAGTATCTGATTTTGCAAATTTTATTGACCTCACGCCAGAAGAAAAAAGAAATATCATAAACAAATTATTTAATTTACAAGATTTAGATAACTATCTATCATTAAGTGCAGGTTTAATAAAACAATCAACTGACGAAAAGTTAAAATATAACACCATTATAGAAACTAATAGCAAAACAATAAGCACATTAAATCAAAACATTATAACTATTAAGAGAAGTGGTGTTCTAGATAAAGAAAAAGAAATAGAGACATTAGAAACTGAAAAAAGTTCAAAAAAAGAACCATTTCTAAAATTAAAAAAAGATATAGCATCATTTGAAGAAAAATTATTAGATTTGGAGAAAAAAAGAGGGGATTTGGAGAATCAAAAAAATATAATTTATAATGATATTCTTGAAATAAAAGTTGAATTTAGAAGCATTGAAGAAAAATTAAAAGTATATGAATCAGGTGTTTGTCCAGTGTGTAGTACAGATTTAAAAGATGAAACACATCTACATGATTTGAGCGATATTAATTCAAAATA